CAATAAAATATTTTACGCCCATAGTCCGCGGCCCTCGCTTTCACTCGTAAGCATCGAAAGGCACCGTTAAGAATTCCACCGTAAAGCCCACGGCCGCGCCGGTGATCTCGAAACTCTCTTTCGGAATGATGAAGCCGTCCTCGTCGGGCTTCGTATCGACGGCCACGCCGCCGAAACTGGCGTCGCGCTCGCCCGTGGTTTCGTCCTCGATCACGGCCCGAATTACATCGGCCATCATGACGCGCAATGTGGCGGGCGTGGTCTCGCGCGAGTGAAAGATCCGGACCTGTAACGGCAACACGTTCGCGATCTTTTTCTCTTCCGGATATTCCTGAAAGCTTTTGTTGGTGAGATCAAAAACGCCGAGGCGCGTCGCTTCTCTCACTTCGTCCTGACTGTAACGCGTGGGCCAATCCTCGGCCGGTTCTGTGCCGATATCCGTCGCGAAGCCGTTGGCGATCTGAATGCGCGCGAGGCGGGCGATCACCCGGTTCACGATTTCCTGACGCTTTGTGATCGGCGTTGACATAGCATCGGCCCCCTTAGCGAACGCCACGCCCGCGCCGAAACAAAGCGCCAGCAAAACGGAAGCGAGCAACGAAAAAAACCTTTTCATAAATCAAAGGGCCCTCAAAAAGATCCGCGTGCTTTGTACGCCTGCGGGCGCGAGGCGCTCGATCTTGTAGGTGACGCCGAAGCCGTCCTCGTGCGCTTCGAGATCCGGCATTGTGAGCGCCATGCCTTTCTTAACTCCCGCAAGCTCGGCCGTGACGCACTCGAAAACGGGCTCGTCAGTATCGACGCCGGTCTCGGCGTACACGCTCACGTCCTGCCACCCGAGATCAAAGACGCCGTTTATGTCGAGCGTGAAAGGTGGCGGGCCGGGACCGGTGATGCGCCCGAGCACGCCCACGCCGTCCACCTCAAAGAACGATTCGAGATCCTCTTTCTCGTATCCACTCGGCACATTACTTGCGCCCCTTCGTCGCGGTCTTTTTCGCCGGGGCCGTGCGGCCGATCGTCTCGTCGATCTCGGCCTCGTCCGGGCCATCGTCGATCAACTCGGCGCGGCCATCGTTGACGAGCTCAAACGCAAAATTGAGCGGGACCTCGGCCTCGTCCTCGTCATAGTCCGGACCGTAATCGGTGCCCGCATAGCAGACGTTGGTCCGAAAGCGCACCCGGCGCGTTTTATCCTGACGGCCAAAGCCTACGGGTGGCATGTTTTGTCTTTGCCTCCAATATCGCCGCTCGAAGAATCCGCGGCGACTAATCATCGCGCCCGAGCTCCCGCGCCCTCACTCGCTCGCTTAGGTGTTAGTGAGGCCGGTGCCCTTCGAGAAGGCCTTGGCGTGCCGGGCGTTAACGTCAACCATCACAAAGCTTGTTACTTCGATCATGCCTTGTTTTTTCAGGCGATAGGGATCCGTGATGATTTCGAGTGCGCCCCACTCACCGATCAAGAGCTCAGACCACACGCCGAAAATGATCCCGTGCTCGTTGGTGCCCGCGCCGAGGGTTTTGCTCACTTGGTTGGACACCTCGGCCCGGTATCCGTTCATCTCGCCGTTAGCGAAGATCGGAAGGGCGATCACGTTCGCCATGACCGGCGCTTGTTTCGCCTTGCCGCCGATCTCGGGCGTGGTCAAGTAAGCCATCGTCCCGACGTCCGCGTTGTTGGCTTCGATCACGGTTTCCATATCGACCACCTTGGCGAAAGTGATCGCGCCACCCATCGCCACGGCGTTGACGCCGGTCAACGAATAGAGGCCGGTCGGTGCAGGCGCGCCGCCGCCGTGAATCGCCGCCAGATCGATCGCCAAGGCGTTGATCTGGACAAGATCGTTTTGCACGAGGCCGTCGACGTTGGCGACGCCCTGTTGCAGTAATTGCCGCGAATAGCTCGTCGAGCTTTGCCCGGTCTTAGGCGAGAGGACCACCTGATCGAGTAACAGATTGGAATCGGCAACGTCCGCGCCCGGATTCTCACCCACCCACACGAAGGTCCCCGCGCCGGTCTGCCGCGGAAAAGCGACGTTGCCGGTCAAGCCCGGAAGGACCGTCGCGCCAAGGAGCATCACCTTAGCTTTGTTGCGTAACATTTCGATGAAGGATCCGGGCTCAGTAAAGACGAGCTCTTGGCCCTTCGTCGCCGTTTTCGTGTCGAGGCCTGCGCGCTCAAGCTCAAGCCCGCGCGAAAGCGCGATCCCGGTTGGCATGTAAAACCCGCCGTGCTTTTTCGCGCCCGGTGCGTCGAGCTTGCGTTCGATCTCTTCCGAGATCTCAAGCTCAAAGCATTTGGTCTCGCCGCGGTAATCACGATCGCGCGCGTTGGCATCGCTGAGGATCGCCCGTGCGATTGAATAGCGTTTGCGCTCGCCGTCCGTGAGTGTCACGAGCGGGGCCGCAGGCGGCGGCGGCGCGGTGGCCCACGCGGATCGCTTCTCGTTGAGCGCGGCAAAGAATTCCGTCTCGGTCTTGTTGGTGAGCGCAAACTCGCGGGCCATCTCCGTGAGCTCGGCCTTGCGCTCGTCCGTCGAGCCGAAGCCCACGGCGAACGTGACGAAAGAGTTGGTCCGCTCTGTCATAGCGACGAAGGGATTCGGTTGCGTTGCAGGCGGCGGCGTTTGCGTTGTTTCCATAATTGACCTCACTTGCGTCGTTGATTTGGCGGCGCGGCGCGCGCGCTCTGCGGTTTCCTCTTCGTCCGTTGGATTGTCTTTGGGATCGGCCTCGGGATCGTCCTCTTCCCCGTCGCCCTCGGCGCGTAGGGTGCGGCCTATGCCGACGCTGATATCGCGCGGCACCGCGGCGATCGAAGCCTCAAGGGGTTCCCAATCTTTTGACCGGTAGGTGCTCGGGCCCTTGTCGCTCTTTTGTTCAAGATCGAGCTCGTGAAGGATGAAGCCCGCCGAGGTGTTACGGCGGATCCCGTCCTGAATATCGCGGAAGATCTCTTCGGCAAGTTGCGAGCGCGAGAAGCGCGCGGTCGCACGTAGCTTGCCGCCTTCGAGCCGGGCGTTTTCGAGGACGCCGATCTGTTGGTCCACTGAGTGATTAAGAAGTAAGGGCGCGCCCGATTTCATCCGATCGAGGCGGACGGATCCTTTGCCGTGATCGAGAATGATCCGGCCGAACCAATGATCGATCGGTTGATCGGAAGAGATCGAAAGCTCGACGGTGCGTTTTTCCGTGTCTATTTCGGCGGCGCGATCGATCTCGATCGGCATCTCATAGACCCGGTTGAGGACCTCGGCGAAGGGACGGCCGTTACCATTTGGGAAACGCTTCGGCATCGGCCGCGGATTGAACCACAAGATCTCGTGGGTTTGTCGCGCCGGGTGTCACTCTATTGTGTGCGGGTGCTCGGGAGCAAAACGGATTCGAAGATCGGGAGCACGCGATCGGCGTTCTCGCCGTCGCCCTCTTGCCCCTTGTCCGCGCCCTCGCCTGCGGCCGGTTGCTCTTTTTCCGTTTTAGGTTTTGGCTCGGGCTTGGCCGAGAGTTGCACCGGAAGGCCCGCCGCTTCGAGCAATTTATTTTCCGCCGCGAGCTTCGCCACGTTATCAACGAAATCGTCGCCGCGTTGATCGCAGTAGTCCGTCCGGGATTCGAGCCCGTTCATGATCGCGAGGATCGCCGCTTGGATATCTTTGAGCGGATCCACCCAATCCCACCCGCGCGGCCGCCACGTATCGCGGACCCGTTCATAGTCGCGCAGGGAAAGATCGATCGCCCCGGTGAGCATCGCGGACCGCAACCAATTTTTGAAAACGCGCGAGCAAAAATGTTGAATCATGAAGATCTGCAACATGCGCCAAAGGTCCCGCTCTTCGAGAAGCCCGGCGCGGATCGACGAGTAGTTGACACCCTCGCGATCGTTTGCCAGCGATTCATAAGAGACCTCAAGCCCCGAGGCGATATCGCGCTTGACCTCTTTGATAAAGTCCGGGACGTTGGCGTTCGGGTGTTTCGGATCGTTGCTCTTTGCTTCCCACCCGGCGGGCAAGACCATTGCGATTCCGGGTTCAAGCTCGCGGATCGCGCCCGCCTCGAAATCGCTCGGCATCGCCTCGGGCGCGTCGCCTTGATCTTCATCTTTCGGCGGCATCAAGTAATCGGTCACGCACGCCCCGGCGCGCGCGGCGGCGAGCTCGGCGTCGATCATGCCGCCTAACGTGTGAATATCGTCCATCGCCGCGTGCACCCACGGCACCCCGCGTGTTTGGATCTCGTCCTCAGTGACTAGAAACTTGTGGATCACCTGATCGGCCGGGAGTGGAAAACGGATCCGCGCCTCGGGCCCATACTCGGCCGCCATGTAATCCGAGGTTGGCCGCGTGAGGTAGTAGCGCACCGGGCGATCGTTTTCGTCGAGCTCGACGGACATAAGCACCCGGTGGCCGTTTGGCAAGAGTTGCGAGAAGGTTTCGTCGAGCCACGCCGGATCGCGGAAGTTGAGCGCGTAACCAAATCGATTCGGCGCGCCCGTAACCTCGCGGCATAGGAACTCGCCGTCGCGGGCCATCGAGCGCAGGGCGTAACACTGTTGTCCGATAAACGAAAGCTTGCCCGAGGTGCTCGCGGTCTCGGGCGCGCCCCACTCTTTGAACGCGTCCTCGATCATCAGGGCGATCGCTTTGTCGCGCTCCGTGGTCGAATTGCCGTGCGGATCAAATTGCACCCGCAACACGATCCCGTCCGGCCCGATCACGTTCGCCGAGATCATCGAAAGAAATTTTTTCATGACGCCCTTATTGCGGTAGAGCTCGCGGGAGCGGGCGCGCAGATTTCGCAACGAGCGGCGGATCTCCATGTTGGCCGAGGTTTGCGCCACGGACCAATCGGCCGTCAGGTTTGAAGGGATGGCCGCCTTGTAGGTGCGCCGGTGATAACTCGCCGGGGCCGCAGGCCTGCCGATCTCAATGCCGATCGCTTTCAGGAATCGCCGGATCTTCGGGTGCATCGCTTCGCCCCTTAGCAGTCAACAAAGCGCGTGCGGATCGTGGTCATAAAGGATCCGCCCTGCGCGACGCGCTCGGCGCGCTTGGCGTCGTTGTAAAGTTGCTGGAATCGCGTCTCGGCCTTCATCAATTCCTCGACGCTCATCCACTCGATCGTTTTATCGCCGATCTGACGGCGCAATTGACCGCGCGTGGCCGTCTTTGCGATCGCCGCCCGGATGGCGTCGAGGGTTGCCTTGTACTCGGCGGCGTTGGCGCTAAAGCTCGCGGAGTCCCGGACCGGGATCACGAGCGCGCGGCGGCGCGCCTCGCCGGAGTCCGTTGTGATCTCGTTATAGCAAGAGTAGTTCACGCCGATCGCGGCGTTGGCAAAATCGATCTTGATCGTGGCCGAGGTATCGTCGAAGGCCTCGCTCATTACTGTGAGACCATCGGGCACGGACCACGCCGAAGCGACGATCTTTTCCGTGGCTGAGATCTCGCCTAAGAGCGCGGTGTAATCCTGCGTAAATGTTTTCTTGTCGCCGGGATCGACGGGATCGGCCGTGGTCTCGCTCATAACGAGCGGGAGACTACACGAAGGCGGCGGCGCTTTGTGGCCGCGCGTGTCACTTGCGGAAAAACCAATAGAGAGCGGCGGCGAGGGCCGCGAGGATCACGAGCCAGATCGACCACACAAACCAAAACGCGAGGCGCTCTTGCTTCATACAAAAAGGCCGGGCCGGTAACAGGGCAACCGGTCCGGCCCTCCCCTATCCTGAAAAGCCCACACCCTTCAGGAAATTTGGATCAAGCGACAATTGGCAACCGGGGAGATCATACACCCGCGCGACGCGGCGTGCGGGCCGGTGCGTTTTTTTTTCAGGGCGCGATCCACTTCGCGATCGAAAACCAAAAAGCGATCGTGGGTTTCAGGATCGGCGCACACATGATCACGCGCCCGCGTTCGATCACGAACCCGGCGCAAAGATATCGCGTGGTCACCTGATAAAGACCGTCCGGCCCTTTTACCGGGCGCAACGTTCCGCTTCGAGGCGCTTGATCGATTCGCGTTTGCCGGTGAGAAGTGTCCACGTCCCGCAATGATCCCAAGGTTGGACCGCGGCGATTAGATGTTTGTCGATCCATTTTTGTGAATAGAGTTTGCAGGCGATCGCCTTCTCGTCGCCCGAGCTTTCACAATTTAGATAGAGGTGAAGATCCTTAGACTCGGCGTCGAAAAATTCAAACGCCGTCGCGGGCTCGTTGGCGTGCATCGATTCGGCGAGCGCGATCAAGCACTCGCGCGAAAGCTTCGCCGGGACCGTGATCGCTTTCCATTGCCGCCCGGCGAAGCGATAGGCGGCCACCTCTTTGACGCTTATGTTTGCGGGCTCGCAGGCCTGCGGCGCGCCGAGGCCGCCGAGGGCGACGAGGATCAATACTGTGATCGTTTTCATTGTGTGGGCTTTCCTTTCCTCGGGGACCATTATGCCGGACCGATCACCAATTGTGCACGAATCCGCCGCGCCTTCGCGGCATTCTGAAAGGCCGCCCGGCCGGTGCTCGTGGTCCACTCGTGGGCCCTTCGTCGCCGCCCCGGTCCTCGCCCTCGCCCGGTCCGCGCTCGGGCTTCGGCGGCCCTTGCCCCGTTTTCGCCGCCTCGGCGCGCTCAAGCAAGAGCTCGCGATAGTGTTTCAAGTTTGGTTTTAGGATCTCTTTTGCCGCGAGGTTGTAAACGAGATCGTCCCATGCTTCGTTACGCGCGCCGGGCTTAAGCTCCCACCGCTTGACCGGGAATCCCCGGTGATAAGTTTGCACGGCGCGCTCGCTCGTCAATTGATCGAAATAGTCCGCCGTGTAGTGCGCCGGAAAATGGTAAGAGGCGGGCCCGCCGATCCACTCGCGGTCTTTGGACCATCCGGATTTCAGCGTCGCCGCGATCCGGGCCTTGGCCGCCTCCGTGCCGATCGTTCGCAAGGCCACATTCTCCCGGCCCACTCGCGAGGGTTTTTTGGGCGCGATCGGTTTGCCCGGTATCGACGATCCTTTGACGGCCCACCAAAGCTTACGCCGCCCGGCCGCGCGCTTACAGAACTTATAAACGGCGTCGGTATAAGCGCCGCCCGAATCGATGCACCCGCACCGCACCCGCATCGCGACGCCGAGCTCGTGCCGCCAGTCCCGCTCAAGATAGCGCGTGAGCTCGTCCCACACGGTGATCTCACCCTCGGCCGAGACGCGCGCCGGATCACCGCGCAAGATCTGATAGTCGATCGACCACCGTTCATCGCCCACGCCCCACCCGGCGATCTCCACTTCGAGCCGATCGATCTGTACGTCAACGGCGAAGGTTAAGAGGACCACGCCCGCCGGGACCTCGGCCTTATATTCCTCTTGCCGGAATTCTAGATCCTCTTTGTCGATCTCTTCCCACGGTTCCCAAAGCTCGCCGAGCGTCGTGTTTACAAAGACCTGTTTTTGCGTGAGCGAGTGCTCGTGGGCCGCGCGCGTCACCTCTTCGGCCATCTCACCCCACGAGACCCACGGCGAGACCGTGCCCGGCAATTTGAAACCGGCGACGCCCGCGAGCTCGCGCTCGGCGATCCACGCGTAGCGCTTGGTCAATTCCTCTTTGTCCTCGTCGCGGATCTGCGCTTCGCACTCCGGGCAAACATAGACGGCGTCGGCCGGGGCCAGATCGAGATCGGACCATTTGACGTTCTGCCAGAGTGGCTCCTGCCACGCATCGCAGGCCGGACACTGAACAAAAAGACGGCGGCGATCGCTGGCATCATAGGCGCGGGCGATCCGTGACTGTCCGGCGATCGTGGGCGAGCTCGTCATGACCACGAGGGCGTCGAGCATGGCGGCAAAGTTGCGCGTCCGGACCCGAGCGAGGGCCACCGGATCACCCTCGGCCCCGGCGCTTTGCGGAAAGCGATCCACCTCGTCGAGCAATAGGACCCGGATATCTTCCGAGGCGAGGCCCACCGGTGAGTTAGCACCCACGATCGAAATGTGCCCGCCGCGGAACGTTTTATGAAGTAGCGTGTTGCCCGAGTCTCGCGCGCGCGGATCCTCGACGAGATCGCGAAGCACCGGCGTCTCGCGGATCAAAGAGGTGAGGCGATCGCGCGAATACTTCTCGGCCATATCAAGCGTCGGTTGGACCATCATGATCGGACACGGATCCGTGTGCATGAAAAAGCCCACAAGGTTGTTAAGCACACCCTCGGTCTTGCCCACGCGCGACGAGGACCAAAGCACGATCTCGCGCACCCGGCGATCGGTGGCGCATTCGAGGATCTCGCGCAGGAAAGGCACCCGCGAGGTTTGCCACCGTGCGCCCACCTCGGGGCCCTGACTAACGACGCGATATGTATCGGCCCACTCGTTGACCGTGAGGCGCGCGTCCGGGATCGCCGCGACGATCGCTTCGCGGAAAAGAGATTCGATCGTGAGCGTGGCCGCGGGTGTCACTGTCCGCCGTTAGCGATCGCTGAGTTGAAAGCCATCCGGGCCTCGCTGAGTTTGCGGAAGGCAAGCGTCTTGCCGGGACCGTCCGGCGTTAGATCCCACAAGGTGTCGGCCGCATTGATGAAGAGATCGGTCACGGTCTCGAAGCGTGGCCGGGTTTCGTCCGTGGGCGCTTTATAACGAAAGTGATCGAGGGTTTCCTCTTTGGTTCGCATCGTTGGTTTTTTCCTCCATCAAAAGATCTGCGGATAGTCTCGTTTGAGCTCTTCAAAGATAAGCGAGAGATCGATCTCGATCGTGTGGGCAAGGTCCGCGGCGCTGCGGCACCGGCGCAGGCGCTTGGCATTCTCGCGGGGATAGCGGCGGGCGATCCTCGTGTGCATCGCCTTTACGAATTGAAAGAGGTGCTCGCGCACTTCATTCAGGGCCACGAGATCGCCGCGCTCGCGTTGTAGCTTGAGGGTGATCCGCGCGGCCTCGGCGATCGTTTTCTTGCGGCGCGCTTCATTCAGGCCCGAAGGCTCGCGCCCGTTGCCGAGGGCCGCGGCCGCGCGCTCTTCGTCGTAAAGCTTCTCGCGCGGGCGATCGATCTTTGGTTTGATCCCGGCCGCGTCGAGACGCTCGGCGATCGTGGCGCGTGATAAACCGGTCCGCCGGTGCAGGGCCGAGATCGAGGCCGTTGGTGCTCTTTTTGCCGCCATGCTTCATTTTTGCCGGATCGGCCAAAAAACGTCGCGCATAATCGCCCTGTGACGCGTTTTTCCGAGGCGGGCAAGGCGATAGCATGGACCTTTTTTGGTCGTTTTCACCTCTTCATCAATTCAGGCTTGAGACCGGCCAAGGTGAGGCGCTCAAGCGTAACGGCGCAGAACTTCGGATCGAGATCCATCGCAAAGCCGGTCCGGTGCATCGCCTCGCAAGCGATCAACGTTGGACCACTCCCGCAGAACGGATCGTAAATCGTGCGCGCGATATCCGTGACGGATAAAAGCGTCTTGATTAACTCGACGGGTTTTTCCGTGGGGTGATTCACGTTGCCGGTGCGCGCGATCTGGACGACGTTGCCCTGCGCCTTGTGGGGATCGAAAGGTTGGACCACCCGCATCGCGCACAAGATCAATTCATGTTGAGAGCGCCACCCTTGGCCCATACCGGGCGTCCCCTTGTCCCACACGATCATGTTTCGCACGCCGTAGCCCGAGCTCTCGGCCACGTCGAAGAGATTGATCCACATGCGCCAGTCCGTGAAAATGTAGAGCACGCCCGCGCCCACATTGCTCAAGACCGTTTTCAAAAGCGCGATATAGCCACGGGTGGAAAGCGTGTCGTTTGCGATCCGGTGTTTACCGCGGCGGCCGATCGATCCCGAGGCCTTGCCCGCCTCTTGAAACCCGCCCGAGCAATACGGCGGATCCGTGATCACGGCGTCGATCGGGCCGTCGAATAAAAGAGCGATGTCGCGCCGGTCCGTGGCATCGCCGCAGGCGAGCCGGTGATCGCCGATCGCCCAAACTTGCCCGCGCTTAACTTTCCATTTTTTGTTGAGCTCGGCCGCGCGATCGATCAACTCCGCGGCCGGGGCGTCCTCGCCGGTGGCCGGGGCCTCGACGCTCGCGAGCTCGTCGAGCTCGGCCGCGGTGAACATTTGATCGAGGTTGACGCCCTCTTGTTGTAGCACGTCGAGGATCTCGGGATCCCACTCAAGCCCGAGCTCGCCGCCGCGGTTGTCTGCAATCGCCAACTCGCGCGCCGCGGGATCCCGGTCCATATCGAGATCGGTGCGTTGCACGACCACGAGTTGATCGCCGCGTGTCGGGACCACGAGGATCTCAAGGCCGCGCGCGCGGGCTTGCTCGCCGATCTTGTTTCCGGCAATCAATTTGCCGCGCCGGTCCGTGAGCACCGATCGGCCTGCGCCGTAACGATCGAGCGAGTGACCGGCGAAGGCCCGGCCGCGATCGGTGCCGCGGTTGGCGTTCTTATCGTCGAAGCTCAGATCCTCGATCG